CTGTGCAAAAGAATTTGCTGCTGATTCTGCAGGTATATTTATACCACTCCCGGTCATTGTTTTTTTAATATGGATTGTTGTTGGCAACAATAAAGACGTACCTGAAGCAGTTACCACTCCCGGTACAAAGGCACACAGCCAGTAACGAAAGCGGTTGCAGCCAAAGACTGTGAGTCAAAGTTTGTCTGTACTTGCCCTCTAGCTAAACAATGATACCAGAAACGGTCGCTGCTATTTTTGGCGCCAAAAGTATTACCAGAAAGGTTACAAATAAAAAAGAAGCTTACCTGTGCTGTGTATGTCCGATCCTTTCGATGGACAGTCTAAAATCTGTTTATAAACAAGGAGGCGTGGTTTTGTAAAGGAAACGACTGACCCCATGAGTCAAACAAAAGCAATGAAACATTAAGGTGCAAGCATTGCAATTTTATTAAACAGAGGTATGTATTTAGGAGAGGCTCAAAACATGTCTGAAACATGTAACACTGAGGTAATCACAGCTTGGCACAATTCACAGTACATTCCATAGAAACATAACCTAAATTACCTTTGCAACCTTTCGCCTTTTCACAGATTTTTTTGTTAAAGACACACGAGATCGTTTTCTGGGATTTACAACACCATTCCCATTTGTCATTAATCCCGTCTGATACAGAAAACGTCTTCCCAAAGAAAACTGGGATAATTCAGAAGACAATTTTTCACTGAGATCAACAACCCAAAAGTTGTATTTAGCATAAGGATCGACTTTTTCTGAAGTAACAGCTTGTTCAGGACAGGGGGTAGCCAAAGAAGATAAAAACCTGTATTTATCCTCAATACTGGATGTTGGTTGTGGAACAAATGCTAAATTCCAGTCTTCTAATATAGAAGGATTCATAGCATTAATATGAGACAAAACATCAGGTTCCAGAGGAACAATACACAGCTGTAAAATTAGCTCAAACTCTATTTCTTCCACATGCCTTAAGTAATGCTTAAAATCCTCTGCTTTATAAGTATATTGTTCTGGAACATCAGTACCGTTTTTATAAAAGTTTAATGTGAAGTTAGTATTATGGGTATTATCAAACAGTGTTATAAACAACTGATTATTCCATAATACACCGTTGTTTTGTCCCTGAGCTCTCTGCAACCAATATGGCCTATTAAATAAGGAGGCTTCACTGGATACTAATGATCCACTGGGTGTTCCAAAATAAATATGTGAAGAAATTGATTTCTGATTTTGCTTTGTGTCTGGCTGAACTATAAAGTCAGTTTTGTTATTAAAAGGTCCTGGAATGGCATCTCCCATTGTTCCTGCTCTGGTGTAATAATGTCTAGCATACAGCTGCTCTCGTTTTCCATAGAAAAACATTGAATCCCCATAGGATTCCTTTGTCATTTTAACAAAATCGGGCCACTTACAGGTAGAAGCCACTATGTCCAAAGGTACACCTGAGTTATCCTGCTGGAACTTTTTAAAATTAACAGCACCAAAGCCAATATCACCCATGTCACCATCCTCAATAACGGTATGAACTAATTCAATAGGATAGCAATCTCCATTCTCTCTGTGATCAGTAACACAAGGCTTAGCTAGGTCCCAATGAGCACCTAAACTGGGTTTACAGCCTACAATAAATAACTGAGTCTGTTTAGGATCTAAAGACATGTTTTGTCTGTCATCTGTACTTTGAGTTAAATATTTATTAGGGTTTTCAGTGTCCCCTAATTTATTAAATAAAGGATGACCTGTAGTTCCAATACCAAGCGGGCCACCCCTTTGAATTTCAATACCCCTTAACCTCCAGACTAGCCGTTGAGTTTCTGGATTATAAACATCTGTATCAACTAATGCAAATTTGTTTGGATCTGGCAGCATAACCCTTAATACTCTATATTGATTACCAGATACCTTAGGCACCACAACCTTGTCTTCTCCATTATTAAAAACATTGAAATATGGATGACCAACAGTTAACAGCCTGTCACTGCCAGCATGAAAATATATGGACGTTCCTTTCACATATTCTTCAGTATTCAAAATTCTGGCAACTGGTCGGCTTGGAGGTAAATATAATTTGCCTGGATTTTGCATCCAAAGTAATGCCATCTGTAAAGAAATCACAATAAAGGCCGTTTGCGTTTACGTTTTAATAAACTGGGATGAATAAAAAAATCACTAGCAGATTCTAAGTCTATAATAATTGCAGGTTCAATATTAGAAGTTGGTGTTGTAGGTAAAATGCCAGGAATTATATTTGTTTGTGGGTATGACACAAACAGTGGTTGTGCTATATCTGTTACAAACACCTTCAAAGCTACTCCTGGAGGAATAGTTGGCATTGTGATGCTTTGAGTGCGTGTATTAGATGTTAATATTAAATGTGCATTTCCAAAATCTTCTACTACATCATCCAATAACTCATCCTCTGTGTGGGCTATAGGCTCCTCCGAAAGTAAATCTATAAAGCTACTTTCAGCCTGAGGATTTATAATAGATGCATCACCTGTATGTTCACCTAAAACACCAAGTTCAATTGCCTCGCTATTATCTATAGTGCTTAGGTCTAAATAAAAATGTACTTGTTGGCCTATTTGTAATCCACTTCGAGTACGTATTGTGCCTCGTCTACCTAATCTACTTACACGTATTCTATTGTCAGCAGTTTCTGAAAATCTAGGTCTACCCAAAGTAATTATATCTTGAAAATCAGGGTCTGGTGCTGCAGCCAATTGTTGCACGTCCTGTTGAAATTGTAAAGAAATCTGCTCCTCCTCAAAGGCGGGATTTGTGAATTCAAACTGAACTAGGCGGGAAGGCTGATTTAAAAAGTGTACATTACGAGTTTGTACTTGTTGTACCCGCCTATTATAGAGGTCACGAGCTTTAGAATATGCTCTTTGAAAAGCCTTAGGAGTACTATGTTTAGGAGCAGAGGCAGCCTCCTCTATTTCAAACTCTGCAAATGATCCTAAGTTAGTTAATGGAATTTCTTCTCCTATTGTTTGTCCTGTGAAATGAGCATCTACAAATATATTCCCAGGGTCTGAAATGTTTGCTATAGACTGGGTTACACTTATATGTGTAGGGGTGGAAGTTCTGGGTCCCCTTTCAAATGCCAAACGTTTAGGAGGGGGCGGTTCAGTTTGAACATCAATCACTGCAACATTATCTTCTGTTGTAGATACTGTAGGATGACCACCAGTAGTGGTAACATCAGATATTGGATCGCTTTCTGTTATAATGGCTATTTCCCCAGACCCTAAATCTGGACCAGAAACAGTGACATCCTCTGTAGCACCCCCAGCATCAACAACGGTGACATCAGGAAAATTGCCTTCATTTAGAGGCACCAAAGCAGGCCCTGCTGGATCAACAGTATCTATAGGAATAATATCTGTAGGTCCCAAAGGATCCAATGGTATTGTAGGTCGTACCACAGTTCCAGATGACCCCACCCCAGGTGTACGACCTAATGGGGTATAACCAGTACTTCCACCACTGCCTTTCCCAGTTCCTATACCTAACCCACCCAGATAGATTACACTTCCCAGCCACTGTAATAAGCGATCTGCCAATGTAGTTCCTTCTACTTTATTTTTTACATCATCAGGACAATTGCCAGTTATTTTGCATTGCTCATACAAATGTTTTACAGAATCCCTTTTAACCCTTTTACTGGTATTCATTATTTACAAACTGTTTAATGATCCTAATGCAACCTGGGTTCCTTTTGGTAGTGTGACAGTGTCCAAAAACAATTGTCTTTGTGCAGTGTCTTTAAAGGATAATAACATTCTGCTACTACTATCATAATCTACCCATTTGAACACTGTAGATGCCTGTTCAAATAACTTTCTATTTTGTTTTTTAAATCTAAATCTCCAGCATTTCAATGTATTTGCACAACCTTTTACAATTATTATTGGGGGATCCCGAGCTTCTGCTTGCAATCTTTCAAGTCTTGAAGAATAATGTCCGCTAGCTGATCGATGGCTACTCCCCACTTGTGCAGGAGTTGGGTAAGCAGGTCCGGTGGAGTCTGGGATGTCGGTTCTTCTTCTCTTTGGGCTCCTGGTAATTCCTGATTCTCCTTCTCGTCGTCTTCTGTTATGTCGAAGTCCAGGTGTTTCCTCACTGGAGGGCACAGAGGTATTCTTGGGCCCCTCCTGCTTTCGTCGTACCTCCTCGATAGTTTCGGAGTTCCAGGGGGAATGGCTGGTGTGCCCCTGAGCAGGTTTCCAGGCAGTGGGAGAGGAGCTAGAGGTAACAGAGGGAGAAATAGTTTTGTTTTGATATTTCACCTCCCATTCTCCAGTAACTGACAAGGTTTGTGCTTTTTCATCAAAATTTACATAATATACTTTATCCCCATAGTCATCTATATAATACAGTCCATAATAGTCCACTCTTCCAGGAGTCTTATGCCACATATTGTCCTCTCCTTGGAAATATATATGTTTCCAACCAGTATAAGGGTACACTTTATCCGCATCCCTATCATAATATACATCTACAATATAGGCTTCTTTTTTAAAGCAATTACTAGGTGCTGCATTAACTATTTCTAAACTAGTTTCTGTTAAGGACCATGTCTCACTACCAAAAGGAGAGTCTTTTAGAGATTTTAATAATATAGTCATTCTGATGGCTTCTTTAGCTTTATGTTCAGAGGTAGCCAATGACGGTACCTGATGAAAGCCTATTCTTTTAATTCCATTTTGTCTAGCATAATACATAATAACATGCTCTTGTCTTAATAATTCCCAGTGCTGTATTTGTGTATCAATGTCTTTTGCAGCATTTTCATATAGAGTCAATAGAGCTTCTTGCACAGCATCGAAGCGCTCTCTCAGCTTCTCCATCCTGCTCTTCTTCTGGTGAGAGTTCTAACTGCCTGGCAAGCTTAATAAAAAAATATTTCCATGATACATCAGTAATTTTATACACAGGATCTCCATTATCATCAAATGGCATTTCTTTTGTAAACTCAAACGCCACTACTCTGCTGTGTAAATACACTAATGATTGTTCTTTATGTAAATCAATATTAGATGTTACCAGTAATGGTGGCAGTCTCATTTGCTGTGGTGCTTTATGTTTTGAATCTATAGATATGGGATTACCATCTAAACCCGTTCTCATATGAACATCAATAAAACTCCAACATGCATATGTAACATCATCTATTAAGCCTATTTTAGAATCTATCAATGGTTGAATCCAAAAATGACTGTGACTATTCATGTAAGACACTACTTTGCCTTCCAGAAAACGTATTAGTGAATACACAAAGTAGGATTTTCCAGTATTTGGTTTTCCAAAGAATAAAATACAATTTTTTTTTGGTATACCTTTTAGAAAAGGTTTTAAAGCAGAAAGGAAGGCAATAAAATTAACCTGTTGGTATTTTAGAAACTGTGGAATAACTTTCCAATCTCCTTCTCCGTCATGCTTTCTACAACATTTCCATATCCAATTAGACATTGTCATTTCTTTCATTTCTTGTCTTTTATAAAGCTTACACATGTAGGCACAGTCTCTTACAAATTTAACTTGGTTATTATGGTTTAACCATGCTGCTGCATTAGCATTTGTTTGTGCTAACAATGCATACTCATAGGCAATAGCTGGTTCTTCAGTAAAATCATGATCATATGCCCATTGAACCATTTCTGAAAAATCAAATGACTCACTAGCTGTAGCTGATTGATGTTCTACCATTAATTGTTTTGTTATCCACTCTGGCATTATGCCTTTTGTATATGTAGCATTTCCAGTTGTACACTTATAGAAATATAAAGCAGTAGCCACGCTTCTATGTTTTGGAGGGTCACACATAATTTGAATATCATTGACAGTTAGTATTGAACAAAACAATTTTGTAACTGTATCTCTACATTTCCCAGTTTTAAATTCAACTAAATACAAACAAATAATTTCATAGTTTTTCTGCAAAATATAGGTACATTGTTGTTCCAGGATTTGTTTAGACGCTTCTAACATATCGTCATTTGCACCATATACTATAACAACCCATATATCACACATAGTTTTATTACTCTTAAAAGGTCTTGTTAACTCATTATACGACACACCAAAGACACTTTTAAATTTTGCTAAAAGTATTGCTTTACTATTGCTTTTGCTTAAAAGCTGCACAATAGCGTCCCCGCCATTATCACCCGCGCCATTGTTATTTTCAGTTCCAGTTTCTACCTGTTCCTCAATAGAATCTTCAGCTTCATTTTCTGCACTGCCACTGTTCTCAAACAATCGTCTTTTACTGTTTTTTTGTGAAGACAAAGACACTGTTTGCAGACGAGGACTCAAATCTATGTCTGCACAACTTTTTTTTGGACTTGGAGTGGCATACTTTCGTTTTAGCTCTGCTATTGCTTTGTTGCAATCTTCTGTACACTGCTCATTGAATAGTGCCAGGGAATTTCCCTGATCCACTTCATCAAAATCATCTATAAGATTTGAAATATCGGACCCAGTGCTATTATCAAATAGTTCCTCCAAATCATTTAGAGTATCCAAACTATCATTGCATTCAGCTTCACGTACAATATACCAGTCACTACACCCAGCTAGTGATTCTGCATTATTAGTACCTGGTTTATTGTCTCCCATTTTGTCGAAAGCTTGTTCTGGTGCACCTTGTACAAATAAAGGACAGCTGAGAAAGAAGCAGTTGCTGAAGTCCTCGAATTCCTTGATCGCTGGCACTTACATAAAATCTGATTGACGTTTTACAAACTCTGCACACTGAATCTATTCTATAAGGTTGCTCATCTAACTCCTCCTCCTCGTCCTCGTCTGGTGACAAAACTTCGTCACTAAGTAGATCAGCAGGCATGACCAACTCTTCCAATTGTAATTCAATGTCACCCACCTTACTTTCTGGCCCAATCATAATTATTCTTTACGAATACAATTGCGACAATATCCTCTCCAATTGCCTCTAACTAAAACAAAATCTTCTCTTACACAGAAATGCTGAAGCTTTTCAGCATAATCTAACAAAGCTAAACATAGTAAACATCTCATAGGAATATGCTGTAAAGGTCTTCCCAACAAATCTTCCAAAAACAGGCAAGAGCAGGAACATTGATAATGTTTTCGAACTTCAAAGGCAGCTGTTAATCTCATACAACTTCTACAACACGCATAACAAAATGGTCCTTTCCATAATAACCTAAATTGTTTTAGTTCAAACGATGCAAGATCCTGAATTGTTAAATAAAAGCGACAAAAGGTACAAGGTAGTCTAATGTCCTTTAAAGAAAAGCCAAAGGTGTTACAATACTCGGTAATAGTTACAGGAGTAGGTGATTGCTGCAAGTCCAT